AAGAGTTCAACGACCTGATCGCGAAGTGCAGCGATTTCGCGTTGCAGCCCCGCGACCTGATCGCACAGCGCGCGATGATACGCAGGGACGGCGGCCGCGTCGTACGCGTCGATCACCGCGATTATTTGGTCGGCCGTGATCCGCGCCCCCGGGGTGTTCGTTCTCGCGGTTGCGGCGGCGGCGTCCTGGGCGCGCGCCGCCGCCCGCGTTGCTGCCGCCGCCCGTTCGCGAGCGTCGGCGGCGTTGGCGATCGCCGCGGCGCGGCGACGTTGCACGACGATCGCGAAGTCCGGATCGTACGTCGCCCAGGCGCGCAAGTGGGCGTCGGTCAGTTGCGCGGGATCGGTCGCGTTCAATCGCGCGGCTTCATGCCCCAACGCGACGACGTCGACGGAGTCGTCAGGACCGAACGGACGGATCGTCGGCGTCGGCATTTTACGTCCCCGGGACGTACGCGCACGGCGACACGTACGCGACTGCCGACGTCCGCGCCCGCTTCCAGTGCACGAAGCGTTCGGCGCGCAACGCGACCAAATTGTTTTCCCAGAGCGATACCGGGATCGTCGTGGCGGTCGGCGGGTCCGTCGGCGCCGAGTCCATTTGGACGATCGCTTCGTCGGTCGTGTCGACGACGATCCCGCCGTCGGCGACCAGGATTTGACTCGCGTCGACCATCGCGATCGTCGTCTTGCACGCCGCCGACGGGACGACGTCGACGCCCGCGTACGTCCCGCCTTTCACGGTCAGCGTTTGCGAATTCGTCGCGGCGACCAACATGGCGGCGTACGTCGGCGACAAGAGTAACGCCGCATTCGTCGGGTCGGGACACGTCGCCAGGAACGTCCCGATCAGGTTCGCGACGTCTTTCACCAACGCCGCCGCGGTTGTCCCCGACGGCGGAATCGCGGCGATGCCGTTGGTAATCGATGCGGGGTGCACGTTCGCGACGGCGGCGACGGCGGGGTCGACGAATTGCTGATCGCTATATTCCGCGACGCCCGCCGCCAGATCCCGTTCCAATAAGGCTTCCGATCCAGGCGTGATCAGCGACGCCAATTCTTTCGTCGTGATCACGATGTTGGCAATCTTCGCGATCGTCAGGACGACCGCCGCGAACGCGGCCGATCCGATCGGCTTCACTTTGTTCTCACCCGCCCACGACGCGACCGACGGCGACGTTTCGACGGGGACGCCGACGTTGAACGGGACCGACCGCGTGCGCAACCGCCCCAAAATCGACTGCGCGCGGACGACCGCCAGGAACGCGTCGCCGTAGGGTTTCAACGCCGCCAGGACCGCGCCGTCGGTGTCGTACGTGACGCCCGGGGCGATCGCCGCTTTCGTGATCGCGGCGCGAAAGGCGTCCTGGATGTGTTCGACGTCGCGATCGCCGGGATAGCGCGCCGCCAACGCCGCGGGGACGTCGGCGAACGTACACCGTCCCGTAAACTTTGCCGCGACGGCGCGAATGAACGTGCGCGACATCTGGGACTGTCGAAGTTCGGACGTGAAATCGGCCAAACGGGACACAGTCGTCGTGCTCATGGTCGTCCACTGTCGCGCCGCCGCCCGCCCGACGCAACGGGGTCGGGGGGTTTGGCGGGTTTGGCGGGTGTCGCGAACAGACGCCAGATCACCACCCCGTGTTCTTTCCCGACGGCGTCCACATACACGCCGCCGACGTCGCGCCCGACGTTGCGTTCAAATAGTCTGCCCAGTCGCCGCCCGGGTTTGCGCGCCGCCATGACGCGCGCGTCGGTCAACGCCTGGGCAACGGCGGGCGACACGGTCCCGACGTCGATCGCTTCATGCGCCGTGAACAGACGATCGCCGACGGCGTCCGCCAACGCCAGGATCACGGCGGCGTCACGGCGGGCGCGGGCGGCGTCGCGATCGACGCCCAAAGTCGCAGCGGCGCTGCGGTTTTGCCGCGGACGCGTTGCACGGCGTTCCGCTTCCAGCGCCGCGACACGACGTTCCAATCCCGCGAACGCGGCGGCGTCGACCTGGACGGGCGCGTCGACGACGACGGGACGCGGGCGACGGTTCATTCCAGAATGCCCACGGGACCGACTGGCGGGCGCGCCAGGACGTCGGACGCGACGGGGGCCGGCGTCGACAGGGTCGGCGACTGGGTCGGCGACACGACGCGTCCAGCGGGGCGTGCAAACGATCGGGGCGGACACCCGCTGATGCTCACTGGACGGCGTCTCCGCGGCGTTCGTCGACGTAGGCGACGATCGCCCGCACCTGATCGCGCCAGCGCCGGATGCGGACGCGGTCGTCGTCGGTCAATTTCTCAACCGGACCGACGCGCAAGTGTTCGCCGTCGTCCGACAACCAGATCCCGCGCGATTCAAGTTCCCAGACGAGTTGGAGCGCGACGACCGGCAGGGTCAACCCACCGCGCAGGACGACGTAGGCGTCAGAACCGCTCATAGTCGTCCCCTGGGCGGTTTTGGGTACCAGAATCGGACCCATGTTTATCGTGGGGTTTTGCGGTTTTCGCGGGATCGCTTTGCGCGGTTTCCGACCCTTCGGGTACCAGGATTGGATCGTTGGTGGAAGAAGACGTACGTACGGAGGTACGTAATTCTAGTACCCGACTATTTATAGGAGGGCGGGTACCAGAATCGGGCGATGCGTCAAAAAGGCTGGTAATCGCGGCCGATTTTCGTGTTCCGCGATGGGCGGACGGATCATGGCCGGTACCAGAATGGGTACCAGCATTTTCCGGGCTGCACTGGTAGAGATACGGATCGCCTTTCGATCCGCGGCCGGTCCGGGTGACGGCCCGCTGACTTAACAGAATCCGCAACGCTTGTTGTTTCGCGATGCGCCGCCCGTCGACATGTTCGTGGAGCCAGGATTCGCGGACGGGTTCCCCGGCGTCGCGGAGTACCTCCAGCATCCGATCGCGGAGATCCTGCCCTTCGACGATCCGTTTCGTCCCCGCGCAGTACAGACGGCCCGTCTCCGCGCTGACCGCGATGATCGTGGGTTCCAAGTCGGGGCCGGTCCGCTGGATCGAACTCAAGATGCGTCGCCCGTCGACGCGCCGCAGGATCAGCACGTTGTCGACAGACCCCGCCAACGCCGTCGACCCGAGAATCGCGTGGAGTCCTTCGCGACTGTCGTGCACGCTGGCGTGGTGGACGAGCACCAGCGTCGCCCCCGACGACCGCGCGAGTTCCAGCCACGGGGCCAGCGCGACCGACACTTGCGAATAGTCGTTGATGTCCGCGCGCAACAGGTGGATCAGCGTGTCGATAATGATCAGCGTCGGCCGTTCGTCGAGCGCGCGCACGCGTAACTGCGCCAGTAAATCGTCTGGCGGTCGCCCGACCCACAGATGCAACGGCGCCGCCGCGACCCCGAGTTGTCGGAGATGGCGCCGGACTTCGTTGCGCTGATCTTCAAACGCGAACAGCCACACCGTCCCCGGCGTCGTGGACCACCCCAGCCACGGCGTCCCGCACGCCACGTCGGCGCCGAGTTCGCGAACCGTGGTCGATTTGCCTGCTTTCGGCGCCCCGCAGAACAACACGACGGCGCCCGCCGGGATCCGATCCTCCACGATCCACGCGTGCGCGTCGTCCGACTCGATCAAGAAATCCGCGACCGTCGCGAGCGTGAGCGACGGCGGCGTCGCGACGCGGTGCGATGGATCGAACAACGGCGCGTCCGCGATGATCGTGCGGAGATCGTCCGCCGTATGTCCGTCCAGGTAGTCGCTGACGTCGCCCTTCGGGGGCAACGCTGGCAGCGGAATCAGCTTCGCGTCGAGTCCGCCGTCGACGCACGCCCGCGCGACTTCACGCCCATGCGTCTCCCCCTTCGCGTCGTTGTCCGGCAGGATGACGGCAAGTCGACATCCGGCCGCTTTCAATTGCGCGGCGTATTCGGGACGCCACTTGCCCGCGCCGCCTGGGTTCGTCGTCGCCGTGAATCCGTGCTGGCGCAAGCGGTCGCAATCCTTCTCCCCTTCGACGACGATGACGTCCGCCTGTCCGGCGAGTTCTGGCAAGCGATACAGCACGCGGCGAACGCCGTTGACGTTCCAGGTCCACGTCCCGTCGGCGCCGCGGCGACGCTGCCGGAAATCTTTCGGCACCTTCCGGACGACCTGAAACAGCATCACGCCGGATTCGTCGACGTAGTCGTACGTTGCGACGATGCCAGCGCGCGGCGCCGCGTCGGGCGATCGCAGATCCGCCCAGGTCAATCCCGCGGCCTGCAACACGGCGTCGACCGCGCAACCGGCCTGACAATGCAGCAACATCCGGCCGTCGTCCCCGCGGCCAACGCTGAGCGACGCGCGGCGATCGTCGTGGGCCGGACAGCGGACGTCGCGCGACCGCCCGTCGTCCCGCACGCGCGCCAGGATCGTTCGAACGTCAGTCGGATCGGCGATCATGCGTGTTCCCGCGCGCGGATTTCGCGGCGAACCCATTTCAACGCCTGACGCAACAGACGCTGACGTTGCGCGACCCGCTCCAATTCGGGGACCAACGCCGCGAGTTGCGCGATCAAGTTGCTTTCGGCGGCGTGCAACGCGCGTAATGTTTCACGCTCGTATTCGGACGGCGGTAGACTGGACACGGTTCAGGGCCTCCACCCCCGGACGCTGAAACAGCGCGACGCCGGTCGGTCGCCCCTTGTCGGCGCCGACCGGCGCTAGCGGACGCCGCTTTCCTGCGACCGTTCCAGGTACCCGTCCCAGTCGCTCCAGGCGACCCAGATCACGCGACCGCCGCCCAATCGGACGTGCGGGACCAACCCGCGCAGAATGACGTCGCGAATCGACGACGGCGGGACGCCTGAGTCTTCGTGCAGTTGCCGAATCGTCGCGAGCTTTCCGCCCCGTCCCTTCCGATGCACGCTGCGCTTTCGTGCTTGCTGCATTGTGGGAACTCCGTTCTGGTACTCCGGGTCACGGTAGTTGCATTTGCGTCCGGGACCGTGGCTCTATTACACTCCCGTTCGGGGAGTTTGTATTCCCCCGATAAGGGGCGGCAAAATGTCGAAACGGAGAGACACGACGTGGGACGGACTCCTGGAACCCCTGATCGGCGTCCTGGAGGGCGACGATCTCCACCGCCAGCGCGCCACGCTGCGATCGTTACTGGTCAACGGCCCGTTGCGGTGTCCCGCCGACGTGATCGGACAGTTCACCGCGTGGGATCCGGTTGAAGTCGGCGTCACTACCCGCGAACTACTCCGGTTCTTGCGGGACACGGTCCGACTCCGCGATAACGACGGGCGCGGACTGCGTCCCCGGATGGAAATCGACAACCTGACGTTGTCGGTCGCGCTAGAGCATGGGCGATTGGTGCCCGCTGTCGAAAACGGACTCCATCGCACCAGCGTGCGGACGTTTCTGTTTCTCCAATTGTGGGAAGTGATCCGGCGCGTCGGCGTGGACACGTTGCGCCAGTGCGCCGCGCCCGACTGTCAACGACTCTTTGTGAAGACCCACCGCCAGGCGTTTTGTACCGAGCGGTGCCAGAAGCGGATCAGCAAACGCGCGCTTCGTGCGGCCGCGCGTCGACGGCGAACGCCGCCCCGCCGACCGGCGGACCAGGATGTGCCGGTCTACTGGGGAAAAGCGGCCGACTGGAAACGCCCGCACAGGAAAGGACAGACGTAGATGGGACAATTAGTCAAACGGGGCCGGGTATGGTGGATCCGATATTTTCGCAACGGCCGACGGTACGACGAGAGCAGCAAGAGTCAGATCAAGCAAGTGGCGATCGATCTCTTGAAAACGCGCGACGGCGACAGCGCGAAGGGGATCGCCGTCACTCCGGCGATCGGGCGGTTTCTGTTTGACAGTGCCGCGGACGATCTCTTGCACGACTACCGGACGAACGACAAACGTTCGCTCCACGACGCTGAACGGCGGATTCGCAAACACCTCACGCCGTACTTCGGCGGGCGCCGCATGGCGACGGTGACGACGGCCGACGTCCGCCGGTACGTCGCCGCACGACAAGCGGACACTACGCGAACGCGCGCCGCGTACACGATCAAGCGGAAGGATGGCACGACGATCGCCGTCCCCGCCCGCACCCGCACCGCCGCGACGGGGGCGTCGAACGGGGAGATCAACCGCGAGTTGACGATCTTGAAGCGCATGTACACGCTGGCGATCCAGGGCGGTCGTTTGCTGCATCGTCCGCACATTCCGTTGTTGCGCGAGCGGAACACCCGAACGGGGTTTTTCGAGTGGGATCAGTTCGTCGCGGTGCGCGCGCACTTGCCCGCGGCGCTACAACCCGTGGCGGAGTTCGCGTACATCACGGGATGGCGGATCGATAGCGAAATCCTCCCACTGGAATGGCGACAGGTCGATCTGACGGCCGGGGAGATGCGCCTAGACCCGCACACGACGAAGAACGACGACGGCCGGGTGTTTCCCTTGACCGACGACCTGCGCGTGCTTCTGGAGACGCAAGCGGCGGCGCGCGACGCGTTACAGCGCGCGGGGCATTTGGTGCCGTGGGTGTTCTTTCGGTTGGTCGCGAACAAACGGCGGGGGCCGAAAGCGCCGCGCGCGATTCGTCGCTTTACGAAGTCCTGGAAGACGGCGTGTGTCCGCGCGGGGTGTCCCGGAAAGATTCCGCACGATTTCCGACGCACCGCGGTCCGCAACATGGTGCGCCGCGGGATTCCTGAACGCGTCGCGATGCAGTTGACCGGCCACAAAACGCGGTCGGTGTTCGAACGCTACAACATCGTCTCCGCGGGCGATTTGCGCACGGCGGCGGATCTCCTGTCGGGTGTCATGGGGACAAAAAGGGGACAATCGGACGCGATCGACGCATCGTCGACGGCGAAAGTGATCGATTCATTCAGGAAATTTGGAGGCGCCGCCCGGATTTGAACCGGGGATGGAGGTTTTGCAGCCCGGGACCAGACCCGGTTTCGGGTCGCGAAAGTGGCCGAATTTCGCGTTTTCCTAAGAAATTCGCCACTTTCGCCTTTACGAGAATTGCTCCGATCTACGGGTTTTTCCCTCCTGACAGGGACAAAATGGGGACAGTCTTCTATACCCCTTACCAGTACCAGTAAGTGTAGCGGCGGGGTGTATCCTGCCGATCGAATGGGTCGCCCGCCAGGACGCGCGCCGATCTACGACACCGCCGTGTCGAAACGTGTCGTCGTCCGATTGACGCCCCTGCAACACCGCGAACTACAACGCGTCGCCGACGAAACCGGGACGGGCGTTTCGAGCGTCGTCCGCGAACTGATCGACGAACGCGTCGAAGATCACCGCCCGTTCCCGTCTGAACACCGCGATCGCCGCGACCTGGACGCCCCGCCGATCGTCCGACTCCCGCGGTCCGACGACGACGACGACGACCGCGACGACGACGCGTGACCTTCCCTGTCAGTCCCGACCCCGACCCCGACCGTACCAAACGCCCCAGGACGCGCCCGCGGTCCGCCTGGGGTCGTCCCCCTTGCCGGCAGTCCCCCGACATCGCCTGGGGGCGCGTCGCGCGTCGGCGTGGCGCCGCTGTCGACGTCGGCGTCCCCGTCGCCGATCGCCGCCCGCGCCAACCAGCGATCCTGTTCGCGCGCCGTCGGCAGACCTGCGATTTCAGAATGGGCCGAAAAACTCAGATTGTCCCGACGTCGGGACAATTGAAGGTTTTGGGCGACAAATGCGTAGTTTCGAAGTGTCTTTTCATCGAACCCCAATGCGTCGATCGCCGCCGTGTATTTCTCGCCGTAGCGGGACGCGCCGAAGTTCAGCCAATCGCCGATCCACCACTGGACCGCCCCTTCGATCGTTGACAACTGTGTCCCGCACGCGCGCCAGTCGTCGAACGGTCGCGATCGCGCGGTCGAAGTGGTCGGCGGGCGCCGCGGCGAGTCGTTGATACGCCGACGATTCGTCGCGCGTGATCCCCAATTCAGGAAGTGTCGATAACCTGTCGTCGACGGCGACAGGTTGTTTCCACGGACGACCGCCCGTATTCCGTTGCTGTTCGGCCAGGAGTTCGCCGACGCGGCGTTCGGCGCGAATGCGCAGCGTACTGGCGGCGACGACGGCGGGGCGATCGATCAACGCGCGGGCGACGGCGCGGTCGGCGCGCGCCTGTTCGCGTTGGACGATCGCGACCGTGTCCGCCTGGAACATTGCGGATTTGTCCGCACGCGATCCGTCGCCGCGTTGATTCGCCTGGGTCGATTCGCGCGGCCGCATCGCGCGGGGCGCGAAATCGCCGCCCAGATCGGCTGTTCGCATCAACGGGTATCCGACGTTCGGGCGCAGTTGTCCAAACCCGGACACCTGCCCGATCATGTTGTCGGAAAAGACCTTAAGACCTATTCTGCGACCGGACCTAGAAAGCGGAAAAGGGTCGATCGATCGCGTACCGCCGTCGCCGCCCGCCTGGGTTGCGGACTTATCCGCACGCTTATCGTTGCGGATCGTCTTTTCGTTGACGCCGATCATGCGGGCGGTCGCGCGTTGCCCCGCGCCCAGGGCGGCGAGTCGGCGCGCGAGTCGCCGGCCGTTGTTCGATCGCGATCGCCGTCGACACGGCGTCGAACTTTTCGGCGAACGTCGCCGGATCCGTCAGCTTCCGCCAGCGATGAATCGTGACACTGTCGGGAAGACCGTTTTTGCCAGCGGTAGAAACGCCCTTACCGACCCGTAATGGCGTTCGCTTGCCTGCCCGCGCGCCTGGGTTCTTGTCGGCGGCGTGATCCCACCAGTCGACGAAGTCCGCTTGCGCCTGGAGTTTGACGCGGACCGCTGTTTCGAGTCCGACGCGGGCGCGATAGTGCACTGTGTCCCCTACGCGCGCGCGTCCGACTCAGATTTTTCCGGCGGATTCGGACGGCGACGCTCGAATGATCGCCCCGATCGCCCCGAATCGTTCCGATTGATCTATTTCGTTGTCAAAGAACGCGGACAATTCGGATCACGACGTCCAGATCGTCCGTTGTGCCCCGCGCGCGATCGACTCAGATCCCGTCGTTGAGCTAACACCCGCGGACGCGGTAGTGGTCCCCAAGTTCCGACGCCCATTTGCAATCGCAGATCACGTAGCGGTCGTCGTCGGGCGATGTCAGCCACGCGCGAAACCCGCGTGCGCCGAGTTCTCGTGTCGGTCGAACGTTGTTGTGCACCAGGATGCGATGCGGCGGGCGCCAGGACGCCCCAGGCGCGACGCGCGGCAACGTGGTCAGGTATTCCATCGTCCGACCGTCGGCGCGAATGGTGTCGGCGCGAATGGTTTGGGGTTGATCGGTCGTGGTAGTCGACACGGTTGATCCTCCTGTTTCGGGAGAACTTGGAATCCCGCGGATGAAACACGGTTCGATACGAACCGCCGGGACGCCGCGGAATCCCCGGCTTGCCGTCCCGATTCAAGTTCAAAGGTTCCCGACGCGGTCGACGCGTCCGTCGCGCCGGTTCCCCCGCCGTCACGATCCCGGTCGCGCCCAGGTCAGCCCCCGGACGATCCCAGGTCAACCGGCCGGTTTGGGCGAACAACATACCCGCTGATCAGAGTGCGGCCGCGCGCGTCAGGCTACCCGGGCGGTTTGGCGCCCCTGATCGCCGAACATTTCGCTACCCCCCCCGGTCCGTCGGTCAATGCACCGTCGGCGACACCGTCGTCGCGTCCAGGACCGCCAACAGGATCGTCAGCAACCGTTGCTGACGTTGTCGCGCGTCGTCCAGGTAAGAGTTCAACGACCTGATCGCGAAGTGCAGCGATTTCGCGTTGCAGCCCCGCGACCTGATCGCACAGCGCGCGATGATACGCAGGGACGGCGGCCGCGTCGTACGCGTCGATCACCGCGATT